CCTCGCCAATAGTGTCCATAGGCAAATAAACAAGCTTATATATCTGTTGCTCATCACTAATTGCTTGAATTTCGGCAAGATCTAAAAGTGATATAAGGTCTAAAAACATAGCACAGAACGGTGGGATAACAACATCATAATCTTCATTTCTGAATTTAAGACAAAAAGCATATTCGTCCTGCATATGCTGCCACTTTTCACCGCTTCGCTCATATTCGGCATACATGTCGGAAATTGGGCTTCCTAATGCATCTACAACATCTGTTCTACTTCTCCAATAAGACATATCCATAGAAAAACTAAAATCTCCAGTACTATAACGACCATCTATACGGCAATAGTCTGGGTCAAGATTCATCAAAAATAGTCCTGTTTCATCATAGAAGACGCAATAATATGCAACATCTTCTCTGAGAGCCATAAGAATAGAAGCGAGCATTTCTCTTTGTAACCCCATTCTGTCTATAACATCAACTGTTTCATTAAATGATTTTAATGTCTTTGTAACATCGCCACCTTTTACTAAATCATATTCTGGTATGACAGAACGAACATCTAAGCAAAAGCAATTTGCGAAAAACTTTAATAATCTAAAATAAATATGAGAACGGTAGAAGAGATATCTAGACAAACTTCTTAAATTCTTTTCATTTGAGCCAGGTGATTTTAAATAATTTCGCACCGCATCTTTACTGAAACTAGTAATATTTCTTGTACTTGTTTTAGTTACATCTCTTAAATATTTAACTCCCTCGGTCTGTGCAATTTCATATCTTTGAAGCGCATCTAGTTTATTCTTATTCTTCTCATAAAATTCTCTTACTTCAGACGCGGTAGGTTGTTTCTTTGTTGTAGAAGGTGCAGTAGTAGTCACCTCAGTTTTTTTCATTCTTTGTGCCATTAATGCACCTCCTTTTTAATATCAAATAACCCACCAAGTTGCGCATGATAAAATCAGAGGCGTGGTGGGTTTTGTTTATTTAATCATTAAATGAAGATAATCGTCTCGCAGGTCGAATTGTAAGCTGAGAGACGAGATTTCCAAAATCTTGTTTTGGTTTTAGTTTTAAAGCTAATTGTTGTGTAATATAATAATTATATTCAAGAGAGGAAAATCTATCTTTTCTCATACCAGGACGCTCTTTCAACTTAACTTTATTATTTACAATCTCATGCTCCAAGTTGATCATTTCATTAATAAGCAGACTTGTTTGCACATATGGCAATTTTAATCTTGCTTGCTCACTTGTAGACATTTTAGAATACCCGCTTGTCTTCTTAATACTATCCTCAATGTCAAATTCAGAAGCAAGAAAATTGATATTACCATTTTTAATACCGGCTCTCAAAAGAGTAGCGGCAGAAGAGTTAAATTCTGCATTAGCTTTAACAGTCCAAACAACCTTGTTGGCATTTTTTACTGTACAACGGCTTGCCATATTATCATCATTACAGCTACACATAGCAGTATAAGTTTCACCGGTAGTCGTATCATATTGCTCTTTGGTGATAAAATCATAAACACCTAAACCATTACCTTGACAGTCTAATACCAAGTCTGTACATTTATACTTATAGAAATATCTCATAATAATAATGCCAAGCTCGTCTGTTTTAAGACCTTCAAATGTTTCTATATAAACAATATTGCTAGTATAAGAATTGTTATTTGTAGGTATCGCTACGTTAATCACGATGGCAGTAGCATCGTTTGCATGTTTTTTAGTTGCCATAAGAGCAACGTCCACCGACATAATTCGTTTTTCTCCATATGCCAACTCAGGGATATTAACCCCTCGTTTATCATACATATCAAGAGAGTAGTAAGCATTTTTAATTTTTCTATGTTTTGAAATATCATCATATCTAAAGAAAGCACCATCAGAATCTCCATACCAAAGTGCTCCCATTTCCATAGAGAATGCAATTTCATCGAAATCGTCTTCTGACATTTCATCCTCTACTTGTTCTTTTTGCAATAAACCTTCTTTGATTGCAAGCTGATACGGTAATCCGCAGCAAAAATACTTACGTTTATCATCAAGCATATTTGCAAAATAAGCTTTTGTTTTATCATATGCCCAATGACTCTGATAAAAGGCAGAAGACATATATACTTCTGAGTTTCGCTCTTGTAAATGAGCATATTCTGGCTTAGATAAATATCCTGGCATTCTTGTTGTTGTCAAAAACTTACGTAATACGGTATTGATAACATTTAAATCTACCATTCTAAACTCGTCCACAACTATAATATTTGCACGATTATGACGGGCATTATCATTACTTGTTACAATATTTATCCAAGAACCATTATGAAAATCCACTCTGGCATTATTAACACTAGAAGATATGAAGCTAATTTCGTTTCTTAAATTTTGTGACCCCCATGAATAATTCTTTAAGAAATCTGTTTCTATTTTAGTAATAACTTCTACTGCCTGCGATTTTACACCGGAAGCTACACAAATCTTTGTACCCGGATATAAAATGCATCTGACTACACAATAAAGGCTAGTCAACCAAGTTTTTCCAGATCCGCGGCTGGCTATGTAAAGAAAATTCGTACTTACCATCATCATATAGATAAGTATCTTTTGAAACAGTTTTAAATTCATGTTCAAAAATTCTTTTACGAATCTTTGTGGATTTTTTCTATAGAATGCTGCCCAATACCCGATACCATCCATTAAGCGTTCCGATTTTTCTTTTTGGACTTCGGAGATAGTTTTTTTATTATTCACCATAATACCACCTACTCTTCATCTTCCAAACTTCCAAACACTCTATTAAAGATATCTTCACTATCTTCCTCATCGTCATACTGAGGTTTGGTAACAGTAAATTTTTTCATGAATCTTTCATAAATATGAGTAAAATTATTTTTTAAGCCAAGCATCTTCGAGGCGTGACCTTTAAAGAAAACGTCAATATACAACCCTATCTTATCAACATCTTCTAACTCCGGATCTATTTCTGGCAGAGGACGAGTTTCTTCATATTTCTGAATTAATGTTCCAAAAGTTTGTGCGTCAGAAATATTATCAGAACCAGCCTGTCTTGGAGTAATATTTGCTGTTGCAAGTAACTCTTGATAGGTCTTATCCAAATCTTTGGTCGGAAGTCCACTTTTAGTAGCCTTATTAATTTCCCACTTTTTAAAACTCAGTCGCTCAAAAATAGATTCTTGCGCCTTTGTATTACATTCATATCTAGTAATCCAGTCTTGATATTCATTCTCTAAAAACATCAAGTCTTCAGGAGGATAATTGCCAAAACGCTTTTTCCCATTTTTAATTGTTTTTGCATTTATCTTTGTTTCTTCGTTCTCGGTAATATCATCAAATCCGAAGTCACTATCTTTCCAACGGAGTCCTCGCCAGTTCGGGAGAGACTGAACCATGGTAATGTATTGTTGCCAAGCGGTTCCTCGGTTTTTTTCATTTACCTCTGCCTGCACAGATGAGAGAGCTGAATTATACGCAGACTCGATAAATGGTAAATCTAAAAACCTCAAAGTCTCTTTTGTCTTTTCTTTATTGTCTGTATATGTATTTGTTTTCTTTTCATAATCCGTGGCCATTAACATCAGACATTTTTTACACACCGGGAATTTACCAGATGCATAATCATTACTTGAATAAAAAGTATCTTTACTTAAAAAGGAATTACATTTACCACAGTAAATGTAATCCCCATCCAATAATCTTAAATAATCTTTAGAAAGCTCAGAATAGGCTTTCTTAACTCCTGACAAAGTAAGCTTTTTGACCTCTTCATCATTTTTGGGCGGTTTCAAATACGCCATATTCCTCACACTCCTTCATCCTTTTAATCCACAATAGAAGAGCTTGATTTAAAACTCTTCATCATAATATATTTATGTATTTAAAAATAAGACTTTTCACAGATTTTCTTTTACCCTCACAACATAAACAAATATCATATGCACGACAATCGGATAAAATTGATTCAGTATAAATATTCTCCGATGTACGTAAATACACTCCGTTCAAATCAAAAACGTTAATCGGCTCACAATAAATTTTTGCTTTATTTTTATATTTTTCTACCAATTCACTAAGTTGATTTATATCTTTCTCGAATAACCAAATACTGTTTTCATAAAACCCTTTTTGGAAATTACAACACTTATATACACAATCGTTTATATATTTGGAATTACACAATTCATCATAATCCCATATTTTGATCAACGATCCTTTAAAATTATATTGATAGTATTTGATATATCTGTAATACATATCTGTTTGTGCTATATAATCCCAAATATTAATGTTCTCATTATAATCTTCTTGATAAAACCACAAACTATCATGTGCAAAGTGATTATCTCTATTTAATGCTGACAATATATTTGCTGCTTGTAAATTTAGATGTCTGCCTGCTTTATTTTTTGAATCCCAATAATTTACCGTATTATTTATCAAATCAATTTGTACAATTGGCTTCTTATAATCATTGTGTGCATCAGATAACATTTCTCTATAACCAGGATTGTTTGCATGTTCCTTTTGAATAATACTCATTTTTTCTATATCTTCTTGAGTATGCTTGTATCCTAGCCCGCCAGTACCACCTTCGTTCATGTTATAGCCATTTTTAAAAGAATCGTAATATTTAATCCAATATATTTCTCGTTGATACGCAGCTTCATTCGAATCACAAATTTCAATAATTTGAAATGAAAAATTATTTTCTTTATATTTATTCCATGCTCTTTGTAAATGTTTATTGTTATGTATATTTTTATTTAATTCTTTTCTATGTTCGTCCCATCTAACATAAATATTTTCCGATTTCCCAATATACTTTTTCCCGTTAATCTTATTTGTAATAGCATAAACCCCACAAATAATATTATATTTTTTTGGACTAAATCTTTTACCCATAATTATTTCCTCCTTTGTGCAATAAAATAGAGCGCAGCATTTCGCCACGCCCTTCTAATATTCTGTGCCGTTTGGAGCATACCCAAACATTCGTCTACACATAGAAGGTGGAGATAGGACAGTATAA